CAAATGTGCCTATTTTCTGCAAACTAGAGTTTAGTTTATCCAGTTGCTTTTTGGCATATAGCGTTTTACCAATTATTTTATCTGCACTTATTTCAGGCATAAATTAGCATCTTAGCATTTTAAGTAACATTTTCCACTGCATCGGATCATTTTCCGCTATTTCACAAAGTTTCAGCAGATCATCACCCAACGTTTCATCATGCTTTTTCAATCTCTCAATTGCTTCATCAATTTTGGTATCTTGTTCACTTTCTACCCCATCCAATACACCAGCTACATGAGTAACTTTTTGTTGTGGGCTAAACAATGAACTGATTTGAGAAATAATCATTGATTGAATAGCTGGATTTTTTATAAAACCAGCTAACATATTTTCTTCTTCAGGTTCTTCTTCTTCTTCCATTTCTTCTTCCATCTCTTGCTGCATTTTGATAGCTGAAATTTCAGCTTTCAAAGATCTTATTTCATCCAATAGTTGATTATTGGTATAACCCATTGTTTGCAATGGCTGATATGCAGTTGGAGTAAACGAAGTTGGTCTGAAATGAGTAACCACAATTCCGCAATCTTTCTTTTCAAAATAGCCTGACTTTGGACATTTTGCATGAATACGCAAAGTTAGTGTTGCTTCAACACCTTGACTCTCTGCCATTCTCAAATTGTTTTCCAAATGCTCCCTTGCTTCATTTTCATCTTTACCAGCATAATAAAATAAAATATCCCCTTTGGAATCATTTACAGACCAAAGGCAAGTTTTTGCGTTGGTATCGTACCATTGCATTACTGCATCGGTACCAGTTAAAAATGCTTTGTTAGGATTTGCCATACTATTTTAAATTAAAGGTGAAAGGAAAGTGAAAATATTAAGCATAATAAACACCCAAACAAACACTGAAGTTTGCACTGGAAATGCTTGAATATGCATTTGGGGTTTGGATATATGACTTGCTCCAAATTATTTGCTGACCAGCAAAAGGAGTGATAGCAAAAGCATAAGGATCCGCAGTAGATGAATTAGAAGCAATTCTGTTCAGTTCCAAAATAGGAATCCTATTTACACTTTCCTTGTCATTGTAATACAATACCAAATAAGTTTTTTGCAAGTTAGCAACTGAAAGCAGTGCATTTCCTGAGAGGATTGAACTTGAAACAACGTTTGGAGTATAGCAAACCAAGTTTAGCAATGATACAAAACGAAGTTGCGGCTGGTCAGGAAAGTAGAAACGAGTACCAGTGGATGACTGGGGAACTACCACCTCAATAAATTCATAATTCTGAACCTTATTCATATCGGTTTTTTTGAATTGTAAAAAATAGGGGTTCTATTTTTAACGTGCCATCCCCCTTTGCATTACTATGTTGAGCATTACTGCCAATATAAATTAGCGGACGGGTGTAACGTTCTGAGCCAATATACCCCTGAATATTACGAGAATACGAGGAGCAGTTGAAGCTTGAAGCGTACCAATAGCCGCTGGAAGTTGCAGATTGATTTGGTTATTCTTAGAACCAACCAAAACAATGTTTGGTTCAACTGGATAGTAACCATATTCAGAAGCATCGTTCTGATCAATAGCAGTGTTGGTACCAGTGGATGAAGCAGTTTGAGTTTGAGGAACGATCAAGTGCCTATAAATATCCCAAGCTGGAACGATCTGCCTATTGTTTACGGTAACATTCATCTGTCCGTTATACAAATTATACAATGCAGCAGCAGCACCAACAGTGCTGAAAATTTGAGCATTTGGATAAGTGTAGTAAGGGAAAGCAGTAGTAGTTGAAGCAGCTGGAGCTGAAACAAAAATACCAATGCTGGAAATCACGAACGCATCCTGAAGGTTCAGGCGGTTTTCCGTTGGAAAAGCATTTCCGTTTTGAGTATCATTAACCAATACAGGTACATGATAGTTTGTTGTAGTTGTAGACATTGCTACCTCTGAACGAATGTAGCTTTGTGAAAGTACCGCCTGATTTACGTTGAAACCAGCGTTTGAAACCAGTGCTTTTGCATTATCAAACACCAGCCTTGCACCATGTTGTGTTGCCATTTTCTATTTTTTTTTCTTAGTTACAAAATTAATATTCTTCTTCCATTCCAGCAATCACTGAAAGGTTGTCAGGTGTATATCCAGCAATTACGGAAAGATCATCACCAGCCATAACTGAAACTGGAATTTCCATTGCTTGATCAATACCATTCAATACTTGTGTAGCTTGAAGCAATCCAAGACCACCAGCAGCAACCATACCATCTCCGATAGCTTTACCAAAAGATCCTTTCAGGAACTTAGGGAAGAAAGCACCAAGAGCAATTACACCAGCACTTTTCAATTTAGCATCAATGTTTGGAAGCACTTTGGGTGAAGATGTTAGAACACGAGCAGCAGCAGCACCAACAACGAGTCCAGCGGCATCCATAATGAAACCCTTACCAATTGCACCCATTTTTCTGCCTGAACGGCGGCGGCGAGGGGCTGCCTTTTTTCTTCTTCTTGCCATTGTTTTTGTTTTTTTTTGTTTATGTGGGAACTATCCCAAGATTTTTATTTTTCAGTAAAATTTCCTAAATCAAATTCATCTTTTGTAGCCTTAGCATATTCTAAAGCTAATAAATTACGATCAGCTACACTCATCAATTCATACCACTTATCACCTCTTGACCCGAATTCCTTATTATATTTTTCAAGAGCAGCATCAATATAATATCTCCAAAGTTTCGCAGCTTTTTGAATATCGTAAGTTCCTTTTTTATATTTCTTACTTAGGTTTATCAAAATAGGCTTTCTTCTTTGAAAATATAGCATAGAATCACTGTCTGCATATAATTCTATTTCACGAGCCATTTCAGGATCTTTGTAACTGGGCATCCCGCTTACCACCTTTATATTTACATTGTGGCTTTTAGTATCGGTATGCATTTCAGTTGATCTTCCTTTTCTTGCTTTTACTTTGCTTTTTGAAATTGCTCCCAATTTCATCAATACAAAATTATTTTTCAAAAAATCTTTTGATACACCTTTTTGAGCCAATTTTTTACTTAATGCTGATTTTAATTCTTTTTCAGTCATTTTTGAAACTGGCTTACTTTCTTTTTTTGCAGCTTTCTTTTTTGGTACTGCACCCACCTTTTTTAAACCTTTGAAAGTTCCTTTTTTGGATCTTACTTGTTGATAAGTTGCTTTTGGTTTTGCTTTTTTGCTTTCACCTTTCTCAATAATCTTAATGGCTGCAACTTTTTTCGGTTTGCTTTTACCTTCTTTAGAATACTGAATTGCCCATGCTTGTTTTACAGCTTGTGCTTGTGTTAATTTAGGGTTTTTCTTACGCAGTTTACTTGCTTCAGCAACTACCTTTTTGAATTTCTCCCTAGCTGCCTTTTGTTTTGCAGTCATATTCTATTTTTTTAATTTTTGTTCACACCATTTCAACATTTCCTTTCCACCCCATAATTGATACGATATGTAACCGCACCGATCTTTTTCACCCACATAAACTTTCGCCCTTTTCAAATATGAATAGATCTTATTCACAAATTTTTCACTCAATACCTCTCTATTCATCAACTTCATCGCAGTTTTCACTCCAGTTGCATTTTTGCAACTACCTTTCATAAGATTCAAAACATATCCCTCAACTGCATTTTTTGTAGCTTTTGCTGGATAGTTTTTATACATATTAAAGGTGAAAAGAAAGTGATTATTTTTTACGACTGATCAAATATAAAACCAACGCACCACCAACCACGAAAGGAATGTAGTTCATCTTTTGTTTTCCATCTTCAATTCCTTCAGTTTGGTTAACTATCCTATCAACTTCTTCTTGTTCTGCCACTTCCAACTTTTCAGAATTTTCTAAATTTTTTTCTACAACGTTTTTCACTTGCTTTGCCAATACCCTTTTGCCAACTTCGGAAACCTCTTTAACATCAATTCCCAACTTTGACAGAAATTCAGCAACTTTTATCAAAATAGGTGCGGCGGTAACAGTTGCAGAAGCAGTTCCAGTACCTACAACACCAATTTGACCCTCTGAAGCAAATTCAACTTGTTCACCCAACAATCTTTTTTTCTTTGCACCCTGATCAACTTTTCTCAAAAGTTCATTTGGGTTGCCACCTAAATTTGCCCACCAGTTTTGAGTTGCATCTGCCCTATCACTAAATGCTTTTTTCAGTTTTGTTGCAAGACCCATGAAATTCAAACCTACCAGCAACAAAAATGACCCCCTTGCTGGGGCAAGTGCTATTTTTACAACAATCTTTTTTTTCTCTTTGGGTTGAGCAGTTTTTTTCGCTGCCCCAACTGATTTTCCCACTCCTGAAATTGAATATAGTGGCATATTGTTTGGTCTTTTGTCTATCTTATGAAAAAATGTTTTTCTTTCGTTAAATGTGCTTAATACTGGATCAATATAGTATTCAGTT